CCGAGGTACTAGAGCCCCAAACGGATACCATGATTGGGCGCGTTGTGCTGTTTGTGTAGGTTGTACCAAATGCGCGAGAACTGGTTACGTTAGTCCATGTTTGGCTTTGTCCAAACAGGTTATTTCCCGTAACCGCTCCACTTGACGTGACGTTGCCGTTTGTTCCTAAATTTCCAGAACTGTCTAATGTGGCAACGGAACTGTTATTTACATACAACGCTAACGATCCACCTGATCCCGTACCCGTAGCAGTCCCGATTCGCCCGGTGCTACCCGAAAAGTCCATAAATGTCCGGCTGGAACCTGTGGATAAGTTAGGGTCTGATCCGTAAGAGGTAAAACTTCCGTTAGCAATAGCTGATCCGTTAGTTGTGACCTTAAATCCGCTTACCAGCGAATTTGTGCCTAATCCTACGTTTTGGCTTGTATCTGCAAATATTGCGGGGGTTGTGCCGTTGGTTTGCAAGGTAAGACTTGAACTGGCTTTTACAACAGGGGCCGTTAAGCTACCCGTAATCGTGATGTTGGAGCTTTGGAATACTCCGTTATAAACAAGGTTATTCGTATCATTCAGCCATGCGGCTACGATAACTGTTGAGCCATCGACAAAGGTTGTGCTTGCCATATTAATTACCTAAAGAATCCACCGGAAAGAATCCAGCCAGCGTCTTTGCTGCGGCTGCTCGTAATAACTTCATCAAACCTCGATACTTGAGGCGGTTTCATGTTTGTTCGCTTAATCGTAGCCTTTGACTGTGCTGCAAAGGCCGTAATCATCGCTATTTGCGTTTGGCTGGCCTTTCCATACATAGGCATCAGTCTTTCAGCCAAGCACCATCTCAAAGCATTATTGAAGCCTTGGGGTAGCGTAATCTGGTCGGCTAAAGTCGAATAACGGCTAAACAATGTGTCTGCAAATATGTGCATCTCGCCTTGTGACGGATTAGGCCAGACAAAGATATTTCCCAATAACTCTGTGGGCTGGTAATACAGAGCTTTAGGCCAAGGGCCGTTTAAGGTCTTAAGGCCAATCATCTCGTACTGATCAAAGTTCAGAATTGAGATCGGATAATCAAGGCCGCCGTTGTTGATCGGCATACCGTTTGAGTTGGTATTGATTCGCACAAATGCCGAGTTAATCGACAAGGGACGCTGCCAATAAGCGTTGATTGTTGACGAGCTTACGGTCTGATAAGTGTTCAGAATGTAAGTCCCGGCTTCGTTGATATTGCCGCCAGCACCCGTTCCAAACGCAACAATCGTGGTTCCTGATGCGATACCAGTTCCGCTTAGGGTCATTCCTAAGCCAATCGCACCGCTTGAAATAGCGGTTACTGTTAGGACGTTGTTGGTAATTGATCCAGTAAATACCGCTCCAATCTGTCCACCGGGGCCAATCGTGTATTGGGTTTGGCCTTGTACAATCGGAAAGATGATTTCCGTCTTGTACGTCACCATCATCGACTCATTGCTCCATTGGTCGATCATGTCATTCATCATATCAAACGCATCTTGTGCTGCGTCTGCTGACGGTGTTTCCCCGGCTTCTAACGCCCCAATGTCCTTAAGAGCGCGGCTGACTATATCGAGCGGCGTAGTCATTAGTGACCTATTGCAAAGACTGTCGCGGTAACAGTAGTGCTTTCTGAATAGACCGTAACTGCTGTCTTGCTAGGCGTTCCGGCTGAAACAACAATCGCGGAGCTTGCACCTGCGGTGTTCGATACTACAACCGAGTTACACGCAACAGGAAAAGCGGTTGAGAATGTGAACGTAGCCCCTGCGGTCGTGGCAGTTACAGTTCCCCAATTTATAAGTAGGCCGCCGGGTAGGTTGGCATATCCACTTGTCCCGAACGAATTTGTAAACGCTTGGCTTGCCCATGTTGTACCGTTATCGACTAAAAGGTTTCCAGAGGTTCCTGCTGTTACAAACTGCGGGCTGGAAGTTCCATTTCCTAATAATAGGGCGTTGGCGGTCAATGTTGTAAGGCCAGTTCCGCCGTTAGCTACCGTTACAGGATAAGCAATCGAGTTTGCACCGGGAATATTGTCATAAGTTCCATAAGTTGTTCCTGTGGCACTTGTGACTACAAACTTGTAGGTATTACCCGCAATTAACCAAATCTCATTCGGAACCCGTCCAGCGGAATCTAATACGATTGGGTTTGGATTAGCGATTGATCCAGACGAACTGGTGTAGGTTGTCTGGTTTGAGGTGGTTCCAGCGGTATAGGTGTAGATTAAACCCGCCGCTAAAGGAACGGCATTGTTGTCAAAAAACTGCGCTCCTGCACCGGCGAATAAGGAAAGGTTGACGGCTGTCATGGGTTAGTCCTTGTGGTTTTCAGTATCATATCTCAGGCGTAAAAATCTGCGGGAGCCAAGGCGCAATTACTTTTTTCTGGGCTTCTAGTGCTGTTAGCTGTTCTGTCAGCCTAGTTTCAATCATATTTGCGCCATCTTTCGTGGTTTCGGCTTTTACCCACTCAATTACCATTTCTTCAGTAACTTCCAAAAACGGGGTTTTAAGAGATGGTTCATTAAAGTTCCACCATCCCTCAGTTTCGACGGTATTGGTTTCGTCATTAGCCGAACAAAAGTATCTTGCTGCAACAATCAAATCGTTATTTGAGCGAATTTCTAAGATTTTCCAGTTCATAGCTTACTCGTATAAGATGTTGATTGAGCCAGCATCAAATGTATCTGTGCCGTTTACTGTGGTTACTTGAAGTCTATCTAATGTGCCTGATATTGTTACGCCACCAGAAAAATAAGATATATTTGAATTGGCCTGATCCGACCATGAACCAGCAACAACCCAAATATTTGAACTCATAGCACAGATGGTAATTAAACCACTTCTGAGATATAGCGCATTTCCCGAGGCATCAATTAGAAAACCAGAGGTAGCAACGGTTTTAGTTGTATTTGTATATGCTCCTGAGTTGTACCCAGAAGAAGTATAGCTTCCTGATCCTATCTGTACTTGTACGAGAGACGATCCATTAGTTGAAACCCCGTTAAACATCGCAGTAATCCGTTTTACTCCAGACGGAATACCCGTAAACGTAATCGCTGTTCCGCTGGTCGATGCTTGTGCTGTTCCTAGGTTTGGAACCCCTGTCGTTAATACGCCTGATCCGTCCAATACCATCGTCATAGCATCACCTTAAGCATTAGCCGTGATAGCGGCTTGTACGGGTTCCAGAGCGGATCTCAGGGCTGCTGTAGTGGTAGCCGCAGCAATAGCCGTTCTAGCGGTAGCCAACAGAGCCAACCAATCAGCATCAGCCATCTTGTTTGCAATCCCAATCCCAGCATTTGTTGTGCGGTGTGATACTTCCGCTTTCGCAATGCTATTGAGATTATCAGTCTGCAACGCAATAGCTTTAGTCATGTTGACTGTGACTGTATCGCCGGTCAATTCCCATGCGTTGAAGTAATCGTTGTCTGCTTGGGGCAGAGTGGAGTCATCTACGATGATTGAGTGGCTTGGCGTGTCTTTGGCTTTAACAGCGTTAATGTCCATTTCGCCTGTGGGTACGCATACGCTTACGCCGCCGTTTTCGTTTGTGAAGATGATTACATTTGCCATGTTATTTCCTTATTAGTTACCGAATACATTAACGTGAGCATAAAGCGGGTCAAACACGCCTGTGCCTGTTTTGTAGTTATTCCATGTAAAGCCTGACGTTGTCGGCGTAGTGGATTCTAAAAGTTGGTTAGCTGTTCCGTTTGAAGCAGCACTTGCAATACTAGACATTAAAGACACAGAATAATTAGCGTCTGTCGTAGCAGTAGTAAAAGCCACAGAATAAGTTCCAGTAGAAACTCTAGTTACAGAACTAACGTTGTAAGCCGCACGAATTGAACCGTTTGTGCCATTAAAGTTTACCCAAGCCAAAGCATTAGTGGTCACACCGTTTGACTGTACTTTTAATACACCAGAACCATCCGCTGTTTGGGTTAATCCTGTTCCGCTGACTGCATTTAAGATTGTGGTCATGATTAGTCCTTAGCGGAAGACGGCAATGTTGGCATAACTAGCATCTACCGTTGCGTTTCCTGTGTCATTACATATTGTGTTGAATGATGTTGTGGTTACGCTTGTATAAGTTGAAAGAGCCGCCGATCTTCCGCTGTTGTTTGGATTGGCTGAAGTTACTACGCAATAATTTGCATCGGGCATAGCATTAGTAAAGTTAATTGTGTACGAACCTGTTCCAGTTCGAGTTATGCTTGACACATTAAATGACGCTCTGATCGTGACCGATGAAACTCCATTCCAGTCAGCCCAAGCCCTGCACAGCGTACCAATCTGTGTACTTGATCCATCATTAAACTGTGGCGGGGTTCCTGCTGTAGACGATTGGATAACGTCTGAGTTAAGCGTACCGTAGGTCATAGTAAGACTACCTTTGATCCGTTAGGGATCGTTATTGATGCACCTGACGCAATCGTGATCGGGCCAACCATCACAGCACTTCTACCGCTTGTGACTGTGTAAGAAGCCCTAATCGCACCAGACGTACCGTTAATGATACGGTTACGCATCACGCTGGATGGGGGGCTTAATATAAAGCCTGTGGAGTTGTTGATCGAGTCAGTCTGTACCGATCCCGCAATAACTTGTCCGTATGCCATCAGAGAACCACCAATCGTGAGCCAGATGGAATGACTAACTGCGAGCCCCCGGCAATAGTAAACGGCCCTGTTGTCATTGCCGATGATCCGGCGGGAATCGTATAACCCACCGTCATTGTCTGCGATGAAACGTGCAAAGCCTGGCTAGCAATAATCTGCGGATTACTGTTAGGCCAGTTAAATGACGGAGCAAATGCCATTAGTACGTGCCTCCTAGAGCGTAAGCCGTTAAGTTCGTTTGAACAGTCTGACTAATATATAGCTGATAGGTCGGCGGCAAGACCAAGTAAGCATAGGCTTTAGTCAACAAGAACGAATCAGTCGTATTTCCTGCCGTGATGGCTGTTACGTCAAATTCGTCATACAGATAAGACGTTGTGCCGTTATAAATCCAGATGAACAGGTTTGACGCGACAGAGGTTGCCGTAGCTTTAACGGTGATGGCGTCAATCTTTGTGCCGTTTGTTGAGGTAGCCGTTAGCTGAGTCAAACCCGTTGTACCTGTGATATTGGCGCGGGATGTAACCGCCGTTGCTGAAGCCAATGAACCAATACCGATAATCGGCGTTAAGGGAAATATAGGGGATGTATTTGCAGCCATTACAGGAAGCCTCCGAATTGTTGTTGAACATAAATATTACTTGCACCAGAGGTTGTTCCACCCCCGCCAGCCGTAGCCCATGCAAAGGCCGATCCCGTCCATTGTAAGTAAGTTGAGGCGATTGTGGGGGCTGTTATGAATCCAGTTGTGTTAGCCGCCGTTTGATACGAGATTTGGTTAGTTGCTCCAGCATAGACGTTAGTTGCATATTGGGCTTGTAAGTTAGCAACCTGTGTCGTGCTGGCTATGATTAACGGGGCTGTTCCGGTTGAAACTGTTGAAGCCAGTTGATAATTAAAGGTTGTTACGCCCGTAGTAGCAATGGTTGCTGCATCAGTCGCACTTCCATTGATGACAAAGTGAATCGCGTTTGATGTAGTCGTGCCGATTGCCAAATCTGCTGTGGTTGCCGTCAAATAGACTGCATTGGGCTGGTTAAATGCGCCCGAACCAGTAAATCCAGATGAATTCATACCAAAATCACCGTAATAGGTGGAGTCGGTACTTAGTGAATTATTGACAATGTAATCCGTAGAAGCAGTTGCTCCTGTATTACTGTTTTGGATAATTACTTGGTTATATGCCGTTGCCGAGCTTTGCGCCGTTATTAGCGCATTTGCTGGGGTATACGTTAGCGTTCCAATCGTTACGGATGTAGCATTTGCTGCGCCTATGTTTGGCGTAATTAGCGTGGGGCTTGTAGACAGAACAACCGAACCACTACCCGTTGATCCGGTTAAAGTTGGAGCCTGTGCGGCTGAACCTGTACCTGTGCTTGTTAGGAATTGAGGGGTTGTTGTGGTATTTCCAGCCAATAATGCAAGGGCTGACGCACCAGAATAAACGATTGAACCTAAAGCTGCGGTCAGATTCGCTCCCGTACCGCCAGACGTCATTCCTAGCGTTCCACTTAAGGTCACAGCTCCGCTTGATGCGGTACTAGGACTTAATCCGCTCAGGCTGGTTTGGAATGTTGTAACACCAGAACTCGACGAAGCGGCCCAAACAAATGCTGAACCGTTCCATTGCAAATAAGTAGATGCGGTTGTGGGCGCAGTTATGAATGAAGTTGCACCCGATCCGGTGTTATATGGGATTTGATTGGCTGATCCACCCGCAATATTGGTTGCTGTTGTGGCACTTGTGGCACTTGTTGCGCTGGTGGCAGTAGCGGCGTTTCCGCTAATGGAGATTCCCCAAGTCCCAGACGCATTAGTTCCTGTTGCACTTGGTGCGCCAACAGTATTATAGG